AAAATTTCTACATTGTCTGGACAGTTTCTGTTTTTCTATTGAAGAAACCGTGTAGACAGTTTTGTAAACAAAATTTCTATAAAAAGAGGTATGAATTTTTCTAAATTAAATCTTATATTATAGAATAAAAATAGAAAAAAATCTAGATTAAATCTTAAATCATAGAATAAAAAAATCTGTTTATATAATTCTATATAAGGAATTCATTTTAGAAAAAAATTTCTACCTATTTTTATAGAATTTTTGCCCAGCAAAACAGTTATAAATCTATAAAAAGAGGTAGAAAATAAATAATTAAAAAAGAAAAACGAATGAAAAACTTCAAACAAGGATATTATCAACCCAAAAATCCACATAAATTTAAGTATTCTACCATTGGATTAAATGAAAAACAGTCAAAAATTAGATTACCAAAATATAGAAGTTCATATGAATTACAATTTTTTAAATTTTGTGATTTAAACGATATTGTTCAGGAATGGAGTTCTGAACCTTTTCCAATAAAATATAAACATCCGTTTAAAAATAAAATATGTAATTACTATATTGATTTTTTAATAATAATTAATAATCAGAAATTTTTTATTGAAATTAAACCATATTCTCAGACAATTCCACCTAAAAATCCATCAGAATATGCTTATTTAACTTATAAAGTAAATGAAGCAAAATGGAAAGCAGCAGAAAAATATTGTTCTATAAAAGGATGGAAATTCATTATTTTAACAGAAAAGGATTTATTTAAGTAATTTTTCATACCTCTTTTTATAGATTTATGCCTAGCATAATAAGTAAAATTCTATAAAAAGAGGTTAAAATTTTTTCTAAATTCAAAACACTATAATAGAAAATAAGGTTATATCACTAAATGTTTCTAGAATAAGATTCTATATAAGAAATTCGTTTTAGAAAAAAATTTATACCTCCTTTTATAGATTTTTTGTGGCAAAATTTTTATAAAAAGAGGTATGAAATTTTTTATATACCAATGCCTAGCATAATATAAATTTTTTAACATTTAATAAAACTTTAATTTTAAAATGATATAATTTCATAAATTTTTAAAAAAGGAGAACACTATTGAAAATAGGATTACTGTTAAAAAATTAATTAATAATTCATATTATTTTATTAATATATTAACAGACAATAAAAATAAAATTACAGATAACGATATATTAAAATTTTTATCTGAAAATTGTAAAGGAGTAAAAACTGAAAGATATATTAATCAATTTGATTATGTTAACGATAGAATTATTATATATTATGATGAAAACATAATAAGAACCGGTGAAATTCGATTAGAATTTGATTATTCTCAATATATAGATTTCTTTAATAATCTAAAAATTGTTCCGGACGATAGAGCAAAATTTAAAGTAGATGAAAAACATTTTACTAAAAATACTGTTTATCAAATATTAGATAAATTTATGGAACACAAAGGAAAATATGATATAGGAGACACTTTTGTTTATCAATATGAAATTCATTCCGTTAAAAATATAATCAGAATTATAGATATCCAAGATAATTTTTATGTTTTTAATGATTATACAAGACACGATGAAAATGAAATAGATACATATTTCTATAATGTTAAAGATCTTTTGTGGTTTTTTGAAATGAAAGTTAAAACATTCTATGACAAAATTGAATATATTAAAAATAATGATGCTCTAAATCTTAATAATAGAATGACAATAGATGAAGCCGATGAATATGTTGGAAAAGAAATAAAACATTATACTGTTTTAGAAGCAATGCCGCTTTATAGTCTAGGTTTTAGAACAAAATAAAAATTAAAGAGAAGGAAACTTCTCTTTTATCTTAACTTATTTTTGTAAAAATGTTAGGCATAAATCTATATCAATGCCTAGGATAAGAGGTTAAAAATCTTAGAATCTTCCAAAAACATCATCTTCATAAGAGTTAAAATCTTCAGCTTCTTCGTCTTGTTTTTCTTTAATATCAACAAGTTCATCAAAATATTTTTCTAAAGATTCAAAATTTTCTGTATTATGATTTTCTACAGGTTCACCAGTTACCGATTCATCTACATCTATTTCATTAGCATCATCATGAACATAAGATTTACACATTAATCTGATTACATTTTTTTGTTTATTAAAAGCAAACATATTACTTAACCCTGGAGGATCTAAGTCAAAATTTGTTATTTCTAAAATTTTACCTCCAGGTAAAATAATTAAAGATGACAATAATTGATGTATCATTCCTAATGTTATATCTATATCATTTTTAGAATTTTCAGACCATTTTATTAAGTTTAAGGCTGTATTCTTAGAAATAAAAATATTCATAGTTTGACCAATTGGCATACCAAATTGTGTTTCTAATCTCTCATATTCGTCAAAATCTTCTGGATTTTCTGGTAAACCATACATTTCATATACTAAATTTTTATCTAATTTTATATGAGAATGGTCGCCAAAAGTAAAATCTTTATTTACTCTTGTTGCCAACATCAGTTTTAATGGAACACCATAAAGTCTAATTACTTCATCTAACATTGATCCATTTAAATCATATTCATTATTTCTAAAGTTTAAATTCATAATTTTTACTACCTGTTTTTATAGAAAATTCTACAAATTCTAGTTTTATAGAAAAAACTAGTGTTCTACAAATTCTAGTGTGTTTAAATTCCTAAAAGTCTAGATTGATTGTAAGTGAATTCATAATTTGAATACTCAATATTCTTAAAATCGTCTGACTCTGATAATAACATTAATAATTTAGAAACATTACACAAATCTTTATTTTTGTCAAAGTGTTTATCAAAATAATATTTGTTTAATTTAATTTCAAAATATTTTTCTAAATCATTAAAATTTTTCATTTTCTGAACTGTATTTAGCTCTAAATCAGGATCTAAAGAAGATGAAATACCAAAGTGTTCACAATAATCGAACTCAAATGTAAAATTGTTTATATATTTTTCTAATTTATTTCTATACTTTATGCATATTCTTAAAATGTCTATATCAAAATGTAAAACTTCTTTAGATCCGCAACGAAAGGCTACCAATTCGTCTTCTATTCTATTAAAACCTTTTATGTTATATAATTCAAAAATTTTCATTGATACCCTTTCTTAAAATTATTTATCTTTCATACCTCTTTTTGTAGTTTTTTAAAATCTATATCAATGCCTAGCATAACGAGGTTAAAAAATTTAATCTATTAGATTTAATATCTTTCTTTCAACTAATTCGTCAACTTGATCAAAATATACATTTCTTAATTTTAAGAATGAATTTCTTATAAAGTTTATATTAGCAGATGGATATTCTAATTCAAACAGTGTATAATCAGTATCTAAGAATGATTTTTTTAATTTAATTCTTATATACGGTTTTCTATCATTATAAATTGTGTATGTTCCTATCACAACTGAATCTATCACTTTTCCTTCTGAATTTAAATCATTTTCTATTATAGGAAATTGAATATATTCTAATGTCGTATAATCTAATGTCTTTAATTGTTCTTCTGTAATTTCAAATGGAAAAATAGATTTTCTTGTATTATTATCTATAGTTAAATCTACTTTTATTTCATTTGTTTCGTCATAAGATTTAAAATAAAATTTAGGTAATTTTGAAACATTTAATTTATTAGATTGATAGATATTTTCTACTGGAAAATCTAAATATATATAATAACCACCGTGTCCTTCTTTTTCATAAATATCAGCTGAAGCATTTTTAACAAAAATATCAATATTTCTAAAATATGTTTGATTATTCATTTCCATTTCAACATTTACATTAAAATGTGATTGATTAATTATATTATTACAGTAAATATATGGATATTGATATAAAATTTTACCATTATCTGGTGTTTTAATTTTAATAATAGCAGAATCATCAATGTTAACAAATAAATTTCTAACATCATACTTATTTTGATATTTAGTTAAAAATTGAATTTGAACATTATCTTTAAAATTCGGGATTCTATCATATGTTGTAGAAGGTTGATATTCTATATAATTTGTTAAAGTTTTATCCTGAATCGCTAAAGAATCATCTTCTATATCTTTTATCATATTCTTTGTTTTAAACAAAATCGGATAAATTTTTATAGATTTATCAAAACCTAAATAATTATATGCTTTTATTTTTAGATCTTCTATTTCAAAATCTACATCAAATGTTCTGTCTTTAATCATTTTATCATTTAAAATAATTTCTTTTTTAGAATCATTTATATATAAATTTATAATATCATTTACTTTTGCATATTGTGGGATCCAAAATTTAACATTTATTTTCTTTTTGTCTTGAAAATAATTGTAAAATAATTCATTTAAATCCATATTATTAAATATATCATCTTGATTTTTAGTAAATTCTTTTGCATCTACTTCTGAAGAAGCAAATGTTCCATTAATTATTTTATTAACTTTTAAAGAATTGAATTCAATTTTATATTCTTCAGGTCCTACAACACCAGCAAATTGTCCTCTAAATGTATCTATATAAGAAACAAATCCATTTATTATATCAGATTGCTTTAGAGTTATTTCTTTTAATTTCATAGGAACTCTATTTTCAGAATATAGACCAGATATAATTATTTTATCATCTTGTCTTGCATATCTTGGTAAATATATTAATAATTCAGTAGATTCTTTATTAAATGTTCCTGTAAAATAAATTGTTTTATTAGTAAAATTATATAAATTTGTATCTTTTCCTTCTATTATTTGCAAACCATCATATGAAATGTATTTAGCAGATATAGAATTTAATACATTATTATTTCTAAATGACAATAATTTATATCCATTATCTAAATCTTCTTGAGTTATTTCAAAATTATATTCATTTTTATTATCTATTAATTTATTAAATTTAAGATTTATTCTATCTTTTAAAGTTGAATTATTAGCTAAATAAAAAATAATATTTAAAGTTTCATCTATATAAGATTCTTTAAAAAATACATTCATTTTTGAAAAATTTTCATCTTTTTCTACAACTTTTGCTAAATTATCTGGTTTAATTAAAACGTAAAATTTAGGATAAATTTCTATTCCATTATTTAATCCTAGAATATTATCTAATTTTCTTATTAAATTTGAATTATAATATTGTGATTCAAATTTAGAAATATTATCAAAATATTTTTTAACTTCTTCAAAAATTGTTTGTCTAATTTTATATGAAGGTGTTCCATATGGATATTTTTTAATGTTAATATACAAATCACAATAAACATAGATAGGATTTCTAATATTTGATTTTAATGCTGGTAATTTATATTTATCCAATAAATCAATTACACCTTCATTGTATAAATTTCCATCTATTACATCTGTTGAATAGAATTCATTTTCTCTTAAAAATCTTAAATTAGAATCATAAGGATTTTCTAATTTATAATAATATCTATCAGAATCGATTCCTGAATTCCATTCACCATCTTTTCTGAAAATTATATTGTCATCATTATCTTTACCCATATTTGTAAAAATATTATATGTATCTTTTTCTCTTTCAGGCGTAAATGAATAATATAAATTTCCTAATGTTACTGGAACTTCATCTTCTCCGCCCCAAACTTTTGCATCTTCTACAGCTGGATGTGATTTTGCAACACTTGAATAATCATAAGCAGTTACGACTCTTGAAGCAGTATTAAAATATAATGGTGCATTTTCTTTAATTGATTTATCTGATTCTCCATCATTTCCTGCTTGTAATAATTTTGGTGCATTATCACCTTCTATTATAAATTTACCAAAATCCTTGTTCCAAGAAATATTGGTTATTTGTCCAGGATTACCATTTGAACCTTCTGTTCTAATTATATCTACTTTTATGATTGTTCCTTTAGGAAATTTGGTTCCTAAACCACACATTCTAAAGTAAATTCTACAATTAGAGGTTTGAATGTCATCTTTTCTAAAATATTTATACGAATAATCGTTATTTTTATCTAATACTGTAAAATTATTCTTAGAAAGAAGTTTTTCATTTATAAAATTACCGTTATCATCATAATAAGTCACTGAAACTCTTAAACCATCATTTTCTACATCATCATAAGGGACATCTATATAATCAAAATCTGGATTAAATGAATAATTTAATTCTGGTGTTTCTTTTGCTTGAACAGCAATACCTTGTTTAACATTTAATGTAAAAATTTGTCCTAATTCTGTAGATTGAATGACTTTATCTTCTCCAACATATACAAAATCTTTACCATTTATGGTTAATTCTGTAAATCTTGGTATTGTAAATGTTCCTAATCTGGTTGTCTTAAATGAAACTTGATATTGATATGATACAGAATAACTTGGTTCATATGATAACATTCTAGCATCTTGTATAATATTTTTTCTTTTTCTAGCTAATGATAATAAATTTTCATTAATATTAACTGCTGTATTAAAATTTAACGAAGAAGTTACATAGCTAAGAATTGAAATTATTTGGGCTAAGTTTGAACCTTCAAAAGGTGCGTCATATCCTCTTGCTATCAAGCGTTCTACAAGATCTGAATAAATTTCATCATAACTGAAAGGAATAGTTTCTTTTATATCTGCCATATTATCTCTTTTGTTTTAATCTATTTATCTTTTATTTTTAACCTCTTTTTATAGAACACCAAAAATTTATACCTCTTTTTATAGAAATTTTGAAGCAAAAAATCTATAAAAAGAGGTATAATTTTTTTTTTTCCTAATATAGAATCTATAATAGAGAATAAGATTATAAAACGGAATTTTTTTTAAATAAAATTATAAAAGAAATTTTGCTTAGCAAAAATTTTTTATACCTCTTTTTGTAGATTTTTACTTAGAATACCAGGCATAAATCTATAAAAAGAGGTTATAAAAATTAGTAATATCCTGAATTAGTTATGTATTCATAATTTTTAGAAGTTTCTTCATCTATAAAATCGTCAAAACTTCCAAGAACAATTAAATCATCAAAATCTTCTGAAGTGTCTTTAGATTTAATCGCTTTTATTACTTCTTTCATATCTTCAAAGTTTTTAATATTGATAAATGGAACCAAACATAAAGCCAAAGCCATAACAGTGTCATCGTGTTTTCCATCATCAGCCTGATATTTACCATTTATTAATTTAAAATCCCATAATTCATTTATAGTTTCTTTATCTTGAACTAAAAGTTTATTTTCTTGAGCTAGAACTTTCATTGTTTGCAATAATAAATCTCTAGTTACTTTTGTTGTTCTAAAACCTGGATATTTTTTTCTAGATTTATCTTTATCTTTTTCTTTCTTTAAATCAAAATACATATTTTCATATTCATAATCTCTAAAAATTGTATCTGCTATTGATTGACCAGCACCTTCATTATTTTCTATTACTAATAAAGCATTATTAAATCTTTGAGCCCATTCAACCAATATTTCTGGCATACTTAGATAATCTATTTGTAATTTAGCAGCAGCAACCTGTTTAAAATTTAGATTAGTTATATCTAAAACTTGAACAGCAAAATAATCTAATCCATCTTTGGCAGGATCTACTCCTAAAATATATTTATGTTGTGGTTGAACTTCTTCGAAAACATTTAATCCAGGTTGATAACGAAATTCAGGATCTTTAGCGTTATATTTTCCTAATATTTCACCAGGAATTAAAGTTGTTGAAGAACCAATAAATGAATTTCCATAGTTTTGCTCAAAATAAACAGACCCAAGTTTTTTAATAGTTATATTTCTAAATTCATCTGGTTCTAGTTTATTTCCTTTTGCATCAAATCTTGGAACATCTCTCCAATTGACTTCAAATTTTACAAATCCGTTTTTAGAAGTTTTTATATCTTCTGAAGCATCTTTCCAAAAATCATAAAAATGGTTTCTACCATTTGCAGTTGAAATCATTATCATTTGTTTAAAACTTAAAGCCGACTGTGATGGTGCAACACTATCCATAAACTCATTAAACATATTAGAATTTATGAATGCGCAATTTGAAACTTCAAATCCAGAAGCTGTATAGTGATGACCTTCATCGACATTTATTAAATCATAAAATTTGTTTGAACAATTTACGTCTTTTTCTATTTTAGTTATTTTTTCTATATTATGATTAAATAAAATTTCATCATTTATTTTCAAATCTTTAGCATATACAAATGAATTATTAATATAAAATTTATGATTTGGAGTAACTATTATGGAATTATTATCAAAATATATTTTTATATTTTCTTCTGAATATGTTTCTTTAATATCATCGAATTTTTTAAATCCATTAGAAGTTTTTACTTTATATGTTATGTTTTTATTGTAAATTTTATAAAAATCACCTATTTTTATAGTTAAATTTTTATTATTAAATTGTAATATTATTGTTTCGTTATATTCTACACATTCATCAATCAATATAATATTACAATTGTGATTATTTATTCCATTAACCAAATATGTGTTATCTCCATGAACGCCAAAAGGATCATAAAATTCTGAAATTATATTTTCAATTTTTATAATTTTTTTATTATTAATAATATCATTTACTTTTAAATCTTGAGCTAATTTTAATTCTTTATCTACAAATCTGTGATTTTTTGTTACAGAAATAAAAGAATTATCATCAAAATATATTTTTAATCCTTCTTTATCTTGACTTTTAACTATTCCATCAAATTCTTTAAATCCGTTTAATGTTTTTATTAAATATTTAGAATTCATATAATTAAGTCTTTCATTAATTTATAACCATTTAATGATAAAGTTGTATCTAATAATTCAAATCTTGGATTATTTTTTATGCTTCTGAGTTGTAATCTACATTTATGCGAATCATTTAAGGTTATATTAAAGTTTAAATCATTTTCTCCATTTAATTTTAATAAAATAGAATCAATCTTTACAGAAAATGGATTATTTCCAACTTGTTCAAATGTTGAACCTATTGCTCTTTTATAATTAGCTGAAAGAGGAGTATTTGATAAACATCTAGAAATAAATTCATATAATAATTCTTCTTTATCTTCAATCTTAAAATCATTTAAAAATTGTAAAACACAAGAAATAGATTTTATAAAATTAGGTGATTTTTTCTTATTTTTTATTAATTCAAAATTCTTTTCAAAATTTAAATCTAGAACTTTAACATAAATTTTTTCTGTTTTTAATTTTTTTAACGAATCTTTCATAAAATTTTTAAAATTATCATTTATAATTGTGTGTAATGTGTATCTTTTATATGAGTTTAAAGTAGAATTTCCTAGTCTTGCTTTTTTTACACCTTTTTTTAAAGAAATTCCAATAATATTATCAAATTTATTTAAATTTTCATTTAATTTTATTATATCTATATATTCTGGAATTGCATAATTCTTTTTTATTAAAAACATATCAGAAGCATTCCATTTATTTGGTTGCAAATTAGATAAAATTCTACCTTGTTTAAAAATAAAAGAACTTTCTTCTGTTCTATAATGTATAATATAATCTGTAATATCAATATTTTTTAAAATTGTATTAGCAATTTCTAAAGCAGCAATATACCAATCTTTATTATTCGTTAAATATTTTCTTACTGAATTATAAGGAATTGAAGTTTTTATTTTTTCAGATGGTTTATAATTTTCAAAAGTTAAATTTTGATTTAACATATCTATAAAATAACAAATACCAGCTTCTTGTAAAAATGTTTTATAAATTTTCATTTTAATCCTATCTCATCATATAAATCTTTAATTTTTTTATATTCTATTTGTTTATTTATTTTATTATAAACTTCAATTTCTGTATCTCCCTCTAAACAAGAAAATCCTCTGAAACTATCCCCAGAAGTCGCATCTGTTAAAATTCTTGACTTTTTTTCTGATTCTAAAGAACCTTTATTCCATGTAACTACTCCAATTTTCATCCACATTGGTATCGTTATGAACATTTTTCGGACCTTGTCCAACACCTCTCTTGCCATTGATGCACGGTTGGCACAAATTCCTATAGTAACATCTTTAAAAAAGTTAAATTTATATGTTAAATATTCACCAACAGTCACTGATTTTCCAGAATTGTGAGATAACAAACCATTTGAAAAATATAAATGATGTTTTTCTAATTCTAAATCATAACAATTTTCTTTTATATTTAATTTTTTAACTTCTAAAACTTTTTCTATTCCAGATTCTGTTATTATATCTTTATATAAAGAATCTTTTGCATAAATTTCATTATAATTTTTATCTATTAAAACATGTTGTTCTGCACATTCTAAATAATGGTTTTTTGTTTTTATTAATATAATATTATATTTAATTGTTTTATGTTGTGCTTTTATTTTGATATTTCCAACATCAGTTTTAATAAATGAATTACTAGGATAAACAGAAGCAACAAATTTAGAATCTTCAATGTTTTCAATATTATTTGAATTAAATAGTTCTTCAATTGTTACATTTTTATTATTTATTGTTACGACAGTATCACCTTTTATGCATTGCCTTCCCTGCAAACTTATAATATTTTCATTTTCTGGATTATCTAAAATTTTAATAAAATCTTTTTGATATTCTCTTAATTCTGGAAAATTTGTTCCTTTTTTAGTCATAATTTGAACATAATTATCGATAAAATGATTAATATTATTTTTACAGTTTTCTATTTCTTTTATATGAATATCTGCTAAAGCCATTGAAGTAAAAGCTTTTTTTAATGCTCTATCTCCATTATAAGATATTCTATTTCCAAATGCATCTAAATAATATTTTTCATTATCTTGTTCTGTGTCTAGAATTTGAAGAGCAATTTTTTTACCTAAATCTCCTTTAGATCTAAGAAGTTTTAATAATTCTTCTGTTATTTGATCTTTATTATTTTTAAAATACTCAATTTCTTCAAGAGATAAAATTTCTCCTATCATTTTAATCCTTTATTAAAAGGGAGACTAACTCCCTTATAGTGCATTTATAGTTTTAACAAAATCTAACCACCGAGATTGAATTTTTTTCTCTGCTGATTGAACTTTTTTCTTTTTTAAATTGTCTGAAACATTATCAATTTCTTTTTCAAAAATAGATGATAATTTTTCAAATTCATTATGTAATTGATTAACTTTTTTATAAAATTCATCTAAACCTTGAACCTTTTCATTTAATTCTTCATTAAATATATCTGAAAATTTCATATTTTTATCCTTTTTTAATATTTATCTTAATAATTTTAACATCTTTTTATAGAATTTTTAACAACATAAAGTGTTTTGCTAAGCAAAAATATTTTTTAAAATATTCTTTATAAGAAAAAACCAATTTTAAATTTTATTTTCTATTATAGAGTTTTATCTTATTTCTGAGGTTCTTTTAATTTAATTTGAATTTCATTCAATTGTTTCTTTAATTCATCAATACTTTCTTGATGTGATCTATCTTTTTCATTTAAATTTTCTAAAGTGTCACCTAATATATCAAAAAAACTAAAATCCATCTTTTACTCTTTATCTTTTAACATCAAACAAGAAACTTAAAATTACTTCTTTCCAGTCATAACTAGTTATAACAAGATCATAACCCAAACTACTTACTTCAAATGTAGCGTCTTTAAATAATTCTCTAGCATTTGTTTCATTAATGAAATTTGGATGATATTTAGTTGTTCGATCAGTATCTGTTTCCTGATAATAATATATTTCTTTAAATTCTACTTTTGTTCTTAATTTCTTAGAGGCTTCTACAAATTCTGGAGTTATTTTCAAAACTACACTGCAAGGTAAATATTTATTGTCTTCACTTTTCATGAAAAAATATAAACGATATTCATTATCTTCATTTCTTGCATTTTTTCCAACATCAATATCTCCTCTAAAAGTGTCAGCCCCATATTGCCATTTGTAAGTTTTACCATTTACATTAATTTCTAAATCATCACTCATATTAGGAAAAAATCTAGTGACGAAATTTGTTGTGTATTTAAATCCTAATTTCTTCAAAATAGCGAAATGAATTTTATCTTCAAAATCATTCTCACCGCTGAAACCATAATCTTCATCTACATAACCGCTTTCACCTATTTTAAAATCTATTGAGGCGTCTTCCGGCCATGATTCTAGATCTAATGTAGTATAATCTGGTAATTTCACATTTTTTATTTTACTGTCTACTTCATTTTTAACATAATAATTATCTGCATTGAATTGAGTTGTAGGTAATTCTGATTTCAATGCATAAGTACTATTACCGTATTGTTTTGTTACAAAAGTATCTGACAATGCTGCTTCGGCTTTAAGAGGTAAATAATACTCAAATTTTGTTTCAAAATTATTTGTTGTTATAAGAATATTACCTACACTTCTTGAATATCGTTCCAAATCACCAACAAAGTCATTCTTCTTAAGATATGAAGTTTCTAATTCTTCTTTGCCTAAGTAATATCCATTTACCCATTCTTTATATTCATTGAATGTTGAATTTCTTACAAAATCAGAAGTATTTGGAATTTCTTTATTTTCTAAAACTTGAACTTTTTCTTTTAATGAAGTTATATTTTGTTCATTTGAAGATTTATAATCATTAAATAATTCTGAACTTACAAATTTTGAAGTATCAACGCTTGTTGTTGGTCTATCTTTTAAGTCTTTTATTTCTTTTTTAATATCTTTTAAATCTGAATTTTTAAAAGAATTAAATTGCTCTATTGTTAACAAATTAGAAGTATCAAAACTTCCATTTTCTGTAACTTTCGCTGGTATTAAAATTTTCCATTCTGTCATATTTTTAACCTTTTTAATTTATTGGTACTAAATTTTTTGGTGCAGAGTTAAATGTTGGATCAACATATTGTAAAACTTTTAAAAGTGTTGTTTTTTGCCCTTGTTGATTTGTAGCATCTTTTAGTAAAGAAACATATATTATCGGTTTTTTACATTCAGTATCAAAACAAATAAAAGTTTTATTTTTGTCGTCTTTACATAAGAATATCTGACGTCGCTCTGATTGATTCATAGAATTAAAAAGAAAATATTTACCATTATATAATTCACCACAAATAATACCTTTGTAATTTGTTAATCTAAAACGTTGATAAAAATTGCGTTCTTCATCTGTTAATACATCATAATTAGGTAAATTATCATTCGAAGGTTCATAACCACCGTCTGGACTCATATTTTCTCCAACAAAATCAAACCACTTTAGAAGTATAATATCAGCTCCATCTACAGAAAATTTAATTTCTGCAAATGGGGCACCATCAAAGGTGAATGTTAGGTAATAACTACCCTCTTGATCTGGTATTTTTTGCTGTGAAACAGCTGTTTTATTATCATCATATAGACATCTTAATCCATAATTTGCATTGTATTTACCAATTACTTCTCCTTGACCAAATTGTCTATACATTTCATACATAATACCACGTTGATATTTAGTAAATTTTAATAATGGATTATCACTTTCTTGTGGTCTTTTAAAAAATTGATATATCATTTCTAAATCCTAGAAAATAATATTTCATTTTCTGAAAATACATAATAACTAAAATATTCTGTATCATTTAACTTATCTAATACTGGTAATGCTACGGTAGTTTTTAAATTAGAATCATATCCATTAATTTTCTTTGCATTTATTACTTTAATTACACCAGATTGACCAATCTGTGGACCACTTAAAACTAATTTATTTGGAGTATCTGTGAAAGTAATTACAAAATTATTAAATTGTTTAAAATTATCTATAATAGCCAAAGATACTTCATTTGTTTTTTCAGTAAAAGTATATGCTGGTGATGTATATTTTTGATTTTTTAATACAAAATTATCAACACTTCCGGCGGCTATTATATTAATTTTTTGATCAAAAAATACTGGAAAATTATCACCAAAATATTTAGAAGTTATATAATCTTCATCTGGATCGCCTACTTCTGAATTATCTTTTTGTAATGTTCCTTTAATTTTAACATTTGTGTTAAGTTGCAAATCTGTTGCAGTATAATTATTTTTAACATATTCAGATAAATTTGGAATTTTTGCATCTATTTGAGCTTTAGTATAAACAGATTCCTTTGTTAATAAACCTGCAATCTTTTTATTAATTTCTTTAACATTTTGTGTTATTAATTCAGAAGAAACATCTATTGCATTTTGATGGGCGAAATTTGCTTTTGAATCTACTTCTGATTTATTGTAATATTGTGAAACATTAAATGTTGGAATAGCAGCAATTTTTGTATCTACTTCAGATTTATTATATACTTGATGCTTTTGATATACATCAACTAATTTAGCAGCATTTGTGCTTACTTGATCTTGTAAAGATGAAATTTCTGTTTTTTTAACAAAAGCATAATCTATCTGTGATTTATCGTAATATCTTGTAAAATCAGGTAATTCTGATTTTTTAGCATAATCATGAAGTAAAGCGTTTACATCAGTTTTATTATAAACATCTGTTTTAGGATAATATAAATTAGAATTAAAAGTTGGAATAGCATTAACTTTTGAATCTACTTCTGATTTATTATATGTTTCTGATTTTTTAGCTAATTCATTAACTTTTGTATCAACTTCTGTTTTATTATAAACTTCAGATTTTTTAGCTAATAAAGAAACATCCGGAATCTTTGAATCCACTTGGGTTTTATTATAATATTGCGAAGCATCGAATGTTCCACCGGCTGCAACTTTCGCATCAACCTCAGCCTTTGTATAATATGAAGATAAATCAACTTTTACATTATGTAATAAATGATATATATTTGATATATTATCTTCCACATCATTTAAATCAGAATTTGTTGAATTTAATTTTTCTTGTAATTTAGTAATTAAAGTATTTAATTCAGTTGTTTTATTTAATAAATCATTTTGTGTAACTAATCTTGAAATTTTTTCATTTATTTTAGGTTCTATATTTTGAGCATATTCTTTATTAATTTCATCTGTAAATTCAGATTTTTTAAGATAAAGTTGTAAATTGTTTAAAATTTCATCTATTTTGGCTTTATTGTTTGTTACATTTGTGTTCAAATCACCTAAAGAATTATCTTTAATTAATTTATTTAAATTAGCAATATCTGAATTTATTTGTGCAAAGTTAATAGAATTAATAGTTGTTTTTAATTCTGAATATTTATTAGTTAAATCTGTTTGAATTTCTAGATCTTTTGCTTCTAATTGTGTTTTTGCATTTTGTAAATCTGTTGCAATATAAGTATAATCAATTGCAGATATTTTATCATTTAATGCATTAAAATTATTATCTATTTTTTTATTAATATCTGAATAATCAATAGAATCTACTGCTAATTGTATCTTAGAATCAGTTTCAGATTTAGTATAATACAATGAAAATTTTGTGTTTATAGTAGCAATTGAATTATCAATATTATTTTTATAATTTAAATAATCTCTTTTCATCACAAAATCAGATATTTCATGATTATCAAAATTTAATGCATTTCTGACTGTTCCTTGTTCATTAACAAAATCACACTTAGAATTTAATACATTTCTTAAATTTGCAATATTATCAATTTCTAAAGAATCAATTAAATGCTTATTATTTTCAATAAATGTAACAATTTCTTGAAGTGAATCTAAATCAACATTATCAGATTTCAACATTTCTTTTATTTCAGTTATTTTATCATTTAATATTTTACCTTGTTTTGCAGACAATACACCATTTTCTGAATTTAGATTATCTTTAATATTTAATGCATCAAATTTTGTTAAAATATTTGATAATGTTTGTAAAACATTTGTGTCATCATAAATTGTATCTTGTGTTTCGATTGTTTCAGTAGAACCATCTGCTCTTGTTAGAATAATATTTCTGCCTTGAGCTCTTAATGCATTTCCTGCTGATAATAATTGTCTATTTGTAGACAAATAATCTAATTTGTCTTTATAAGATTTATTAAAATTATATTCTGATAATTCACCATCTTTTATTTCATATGTAGTATCAGTAAATTTTGCATTTGCAGGAATTGCTGATTTATCTAATTTTAAATCTAATGCTGTTTGTGTTAATCTTGATATTGGTTTATCAATATCAGAAGTATTTTCTACATTTCCTAAACCTATTTGTTGTGGCGTGACATGGTGCGGATTTGTTGCTTCATAATGTTCTTTTAATTCTTTTTTAATAGCACTTGATAATGGTTTATCATTATCAGAAGTATTATCTACATTTGATAAACCTACATCTATTTTATCTAAATGTATTTCACCTTGTCTAGAATTTATTGAAATAACAGAACCTTCATGTTGTCTCCAAACTATAGATCCATCTTCATCTAATGCACCATATTCATGCGTATCTGTTGCATAAACAATCTCACCTTCTATAGGTTTATTGTTATCTTTTTCAAAAAAAGATTTAACATTTCGTCTATATAAAATTCCAGTGTTTGCCATTTCTTCTCTTCTTTGGATTTTTAATTTTGAATTATTTATCTTTTTGGCAAACAAATAAATGAACAATTTTAATAATAATTTTTTGATTTTCATGTTTTAATTTATTTATTTTAAAGCAATTTAGATAAATAATTCAAAAAAGAAGGTCTAAATGGTTCAATATTATTGGAAAGCAACATTACCTCCAGAATTAGCTAAGAATTTCTCAAAAATATTTATCGATAAAACCTCATCACAGATTATTGCAGAGATTTTATCTTTAGAAATTCCAAAATATTTAGAAGGTTTAGCAAGACAAGAAGACATTTCAAATCAATTATCTACATTTGCTAAAACAGATACAGTAAATAATAGATTTGAAACACAAAATACAGCAATTAATAATCAAAATATCAAGATTAAAGATATTACTGCTAAATCAGAGTTATTAAAAACAGAATTATTAACTAAATTAAATGAAAATTTACAAAAAATTCAAGAAAATACATTAAATTTAGCTAATTTAGATAGTAAAGTTGATTTAAATAGAGTAAAAGATCAGACAGAATTAGAAACAGAAAAAACTACATTAAATAATAAAATTGATACATTAATTACACAATTAAATAATAAAATTGAAGATTTAAAAATTGAAAACGCTAAAGAATTAGATAAAAACAATAAAGAACAATTAAAAAAGTTAAATGATATTTTAAAAAATTCTACAGAATTAACAGAATTATTAACATTAGAAGACATTAATACAAATGAAAAAATTAATAAATTAAAAGAATATGTAAAAAAATTAGATCAAAAAGCAGAAGAAATTAAAAATGTTTTAACATCAGATGACATTGATATCGATAAATCTATTTTAACAGTTCAGAAAAATATTAACACATTATTGACAACAATTAACAAATCTTTAACAAATTTAGATGCAAAGAAACAAGAGTTTAATGCTAAAATAGACGAAATAACTAAAAAATTAAATTCATTAGATAATAATTCAGATTCAGATATAATTAAAAAATTAAATGATTTAAAAAGTTCAATAGATGAAAAAATTCAAACATTTACAACTAAATATAATAAATTATTATTAGATAAAGAATCAGATATTAGAAATGCAATTGAAACATTTGAAAATAATTTATCAGAAGCAATTAATAATTCAAAATTAAGATTAGAATCAGATTTAAACACTAAAAAAACTAATTTAGAAGCTAAATTAAATGAATTAGATACAACAGAAAATAAAATTAATGAATTAAATACTAAATTACAAAAATATTTAACAGATCATAACATTGCATCTATTGATGATTTAATTAATTCTTTAGAACATGGATCAACAGCAGAAACACCTGAAATTCTAAAAGATCCTAAAGTTATTGAATTCTTAAATTCAATTAAAGAATCACAATTAGGTGAAGAAAGAAAAATGTGGTTTGGATCTCAAAAGGATTATGATAAAATTCAAACAAAATCAAATAATACTTTATATTTTATTTATGAAGCAGATGAAGCAGGACAAATAACAGATATATGGGCAAATTATTTTCCAAATGATATATCAAAGTATAAAACAGAAGCTGAAACAACATATTTTGATAAATTTCGTGTTGATACAATAACAGCAACAGACAAAGTAACACTTAGAATAAGACTTCTTGATGATGATCCTAGAAGTTTAAATAATGTATCTGTCATGCTTGATGGAACTGAAGAACAATTTACATATAATTCCGAAAATTATTGGATTATGACCAAAGATTATCCTTTAAACGGAAAAACTGTAGATGAATTAGATCATGAATTAAGATCAAAAGCATATTGTGTTCATGTTTATGCGAGTCCATTAGATTATGGCAACCATGATTCTTATTTCTTTATCAATAAAAAAACTATTCCAGAAGATTTAGATTATTATGTATATCCTAGAGCAATGGGTAATGCTGTTGAAGGCAGAAAAACGTGGCAAACAGAACTATTATATTATTCTACAACACCAGCCATTGATTTTGGTTGCAAGGCAGCAACATTTTATATGAAAGATTCCGGTTTAGGTGGTTTAGATTTAGTGTTTGATTATAATGTTTCAGATTTTGAAGAAAAATTTAAACATAATCTTAAATCAATGAAAATAAAAATAGATTCAGAAGAACAAATATTTGATTTATTAGAAATGTCTAATGGACCTATAAGTGTAGATAATCATGTAATAGATTTACATATTTCAAATTATCCATCTAATCCATCACAACATGTTTACAATTTTGGATTTTTAGAAAATGTTTATGAAATTACATTTACCGATGTTAATAATATAGAATATAAATTTAAAACAGAATTGACTTATAAATTTGATAACAATAATCCAATTCCGATGACTAAAACTAAACTAGATTATAAATTTGTAGATAATTCTAGACAAGCAACTAGAATGACTCCATATGGTGTAGATAGATTATGATAAAGTTTAATAATAAAGAAATTAATGATATTTTTTATCAAGGTAAAGAGATAACAAAGGTTTTTCATGGAGAAAAAATAGTCTATCAAAAAACACCAAAAAAGATAGACTATTCTGTCGTGTTTAGAGATATAACCTTTATTAAAAACGAGTCAGAAGATTCTGATCATGGTATAATAACAATTACTAAATTAAAAGTTAAACCAGAATTTGTAGACTCTTTTGTTAATTTAACTACACCAAACAATATTCACGAAAGATGGGAAGAACATGAAACGGTGCCAGCTAATCACTTGTGATAAATTAAAATTATTCTTAAAAAATAAACAACAATCTATAATGTATCATGTTATAAGAGCAGAACATAATTTTAAAATAAAAGAAGATAAAGAAATAGAATATAGACAAGATTTCTTACATTTAACTCAAGAAGCATATTCTGAAGAAGAATTTACTAAAAAAGGCGGTTATGATAAATTACCAGAAACTTTATCTTATGCTTTGAGAGGTATTGTTCAAATTATATTAAAAACAATTAAAAGAGTAAATTTAGATTCAGTAAAATTAAAAGTTGGTTCAGATATTTATACTGATAAACAACAAGCATTAGATCACATAAATGGTCTTGAATTTCGTGGTCAATATTATAACGTTAATGATGTTTGGTCAGCTTCTTATAGTGTAAATTTAGAAGGTTTAGAAACAAATTATTTAAAAATATATGGTGTAGAAGGTAATAACACAACAGTAACAGCAAAAATTGAAGATTTACATTATAATATGACTACTTCAGCTCTTGGTAAATTTACTGATGTTGGTTTACATTTCTGTGTAGAAATTGGAACATCTGAAAATCCATTATATGTAAGTGTAGATATAGAAGCGCCTTGGAGAAATAATATTGATAAAGAATTTTTTGAAGATCCAACGTATTTGATAAGATTAAAATTAATAGATGAACCACACACATTAGGCATAAATATTAATTATGCACCAAAAACAACATTATAAAGGAAAAATATGGCAATAGCATGTATATTTAGTTTTTTATTGGGTGTTTTGTGTTGCCCTTTAATAATATTCTTGAGAGCAAGAAAAGATCCAGCTTGGGATAAAAGCAATATGTTTAATATTTATAGAGTAATAGCCCATCTTGCTTCTCATCCATCAGATTTTGGTAAGATGTATTACGATAATGGTTTTAAACCATTTTGGTATATTGATGATGATGAATATTCTGAGGTAACAAAAACACGACCTAGATAAAATAAAGAAATTTTGATATAATATTTTAAATTATTTAAAGGAGATTTTAAAGTATGTTATCTACAATTGATAAAAAGTATTTTAAAATGTGTTGTCCAGATATTGGAAAAGACACAGATTTGGATATTTCGGCTAAATGTGTTGTTTGTGGAGATTCTAAAACAGGAAGAAAACACAGGTTACATTTATATGAAAAGGGTGGTCAAACATATGTAAAGTGTTTTAACTGTGATCTTAGCACTAATATGTTTGGATTTATTAAAACATATTTTCCACAATATTTTACACAATATAAAAAAGAAACCTTTTATTTAAATATTAATAATTTTAAAGATCAAAAAGAAGAAGAAAAAGATTTAAATATTACTTTAGATTGGAATAATGTGTCTAATTCTGACATCGCAGAAGTTGAAACTATTACAAATCACCAAAATGTTACAAATTGTAACACACCAAAATCAGAAACTATTACAAACGTTACCAATAGTAACACTTTTGAATATTTAGATCCTTCTATATTTCAGGATTTAACAATATCTACAAAAAAATATCTTAATTCAAGACATATTGATTATGATGAAAAATTTGGAAAATTTTATACTTTCGATGGAATTTTAAAAATTAAAGATAAAGAATTTGATTTAAGACATAAATTAATAATTCCTTTTTATAAAGAAAATAAAATAACTGGATTTTATTCTAGATCTATATATGAAAAACAATTTTTAACGTGTAATTTAAATGAAGGTTATAAAATCTGGAATTATTTTAATATTGATAAAGAAAAAGAAGTATATATTTTTGAAGGAATATTTGACGCAATAAGTTTTTATCAAATGTTTAATATAGATAATGTTATAGCTCTTTGTTCAAAAGATATTCCACAAGAACGATTAGATGAATTAAAAAAACCGGTTTTTTGTTTAGATTCTGATAAAACAGGTATTAAAACAATGTTAAAATATGCTTTAAAATATAAAGTTCAAATTCCAGATATAAGATTTAAAGATATGAATGAATTTTTAATTAATAATGTTAAACCTTTATTAAAAATAGATACAGGATTAAGAGCTGTAGTAGAATTGAAAAAACTTTTATGATTTTAAACATAACCTAAACTTATTTTGGTATTATTATCTTAACAAAACAAATTAAAGGAGATAAAGATGCTAAACGCTTACTTAGTTTTAGTAAATAAAGATAATACAGTTCAAGTTAGAACAGTAGAAAAAGATGTTGAACCTGAGAATTTAGGTTATGAATTAGAAACTAATTATTCTAATGAAAATGATATAAGAAACATATTTAGAAGTAAAGTTTCTTTTAATAGAGTAAGAAATGGAGCCTTTGAAACTAATTTTTTAGAAAAACAAGATTTAAACTTTAAAAGTTTAAATGAATTTTATGATTCTATAGAAGATGAAGATCCTTATATATATGTATATAAAGATAACAAATGGTTTCAAACACCAAATCACTTTGATGTTGCTGAAAAAATAGGTCAAAGATTAAATCTTTATAAAATCGGTTTACTAAACTAAGGAGAATAAGATGTCATTAAATAGATCTTTCGAATTAATCGCAATATCAGTTATAATTTTTTCAATATTTAGTTTAATATATTTACACATTTAAACTTAAATTAATTTTAAAATGATATAATTATTTTACAAAACAAATTAAAGGAGAACAAAATGAGCACAAGTTGTTTAATCGCTAGACCTAGCAAAGATAATAAAAGAATAGAAGTTACAAGAATTAACTTGGATGGATATCCAACAGGCGTAGGTTTTCAATTAGAAAACTTTTTTAATACACCAGAAAAAGTCGATAAATTGTTTACTAAAAGAGAAATTAGAAGATTAACAGAAAATAATGAAATAGAATATTATATGGGTCTTTTTGATTTATCTTATTCAGATTTTTCTATTTTAATTAATAAAATAGAAGATTCTTGTGTAGATTATTGTTATTTTTTCAAAGATAAATGGTATCAAGTTCCTATAAGATTTGATTTAGAAGAAGATCCTTCATTAGAAAAAGGACATTTATATCCAATAGGAACTTGGGGATATTAATTGATAACACCATAAAGTTTATAATATATGAAATATCAATAAATTTAAATCTTTTACAAGGATAAATAATTTAAAAAGGAGCACAAGATGCTAGATTATAAAATTATTCAACTTGTAAGAGACGCAGAAAATTCAGAATTTGCCAGAGAACAATTAAAAATGTATGGTTATTCAGATGAAGATATTCAAGATTTAATTGAAAAATATAACTCAGAAGGATTAGAAGTCAACGAATGTTAAATGTAGATGATTTTAAACCAAAAACAGATTTAATAGATGTTGAGATATTAGATGAAACAGATGTTTCAAATAATGTTGAAACAACAGTTCCTGAAAATTTATCAGGTATAATTGATCTTAAATTATTAGTTGAAGATTATAAAAATTTAAGAAATTTAGTTTTAGCAAATACAGCAACATCTAAAAAAGTTCTAGATTCATTAACTATAGAAATGTTTGCAAATGAAGTATGCACTCCAGAAATGGTAAGTTCTTATTCAACTTTATTAAAAACAATTAATGATTCTATGAAATTGATGACAAATTCTTATAAAGAAATTTCAGACGTTTTATTAAATATTCATAAAATTAATACAATAGATAAACCTAAAGAAGTTAAAGTAAAAAATGTTAATATTATTTCATCAGCTGAAGTATTAGATAGATTGATGAAGGATAAATAGTGAAAAGTATTATAGAATCTATGATAGAAATAATTTCAAATGGTATTGATATATTTTTAAAGTTTTTAAAGGAGATCAAATGAAAGAGAATTTATTAACAACTTTTTCTGAACCTGAAAAAAATTACATTACAGAAATTAATAATAAATATAATTCTATAATGAAAAATTTTAAAACAGGTTCTATAGAAGATCTATTAAAATCTATTTTAGAAATAAAAGTTAATGATGATTCTATTTATATTAAATTAAATAAAAATTTAATTATAGAATCAAATAATTTCATAAGTATTTCTAAAGATCAAAATATTCAATTAGCAAAGAGAATACATCTTAATCCAAGAGTTAATTAATACATTTAAAGGAGATTTGTGTTAATAAAAAAATTAAATGAATCTTATTTTATATGTTATAATTGTTCTCAAAATGATTTAGAAATAATAAGTTCTAGATTAAAAATAAAAAAAGATAAGATGATTTTTTTATCAAAAAAATTTAATTTCTATAATGAAAATGAAATATATAGACATTATTGGAAAAATTTAAATAATTATATTGTAATTCCTTATCAAGCCAAAGAATTATTAAAAGATATAATACAAAATTATGATGAATTTAATGTAAAAATAGATTCTGAAGAAGTAAAAAATTATTTTAATCAAATTAAAGATTTCCAACCATTTGAAACATATGATTTTCAAAAAAAAGCCATAATTGGTGCATTAATCAATAAAAAACATTTTATTCAAGCATGCACAGGTTCAGGAAAATCGGTAATAATTTCTTTAATCGTTAAAATTTTAATACAAAAAGGCTTAAAAGGATTATTATTAGTTCCAAATGTTTCATTAGTAAATCAATTTGACAATGATATAAAATCGTATAAATTAGATATAGATAGAAGATTAATTGGTGGAGATTTTAAAGTTAAAGAATATGATAAACCATTAACAATTTCAACATGGCAATCTGCAAGATTATTTAAAGATTCTTTAAAAGAGTTAGATTTTATAATTGTTGATGAAGCACATTCTATTGGTGGTAATGAAGTTTTTGAAATTGTTAATGAATGTTTAAATGCAGAATATAAAATTGGTTTATCAGGAACATTTCCAGATTTGCCAGAATCTAAATTATCTGCTTTAGTGTCTTTTGGATTTCCTAAAATTTATGTAAGAGCTAGAGATTTAATAGATCAAAAATTAGGAACAGAAATTATTATTAATAGATTACAATTAGAATATCCAGATATTATTAATCTAACTTGTAATGATAAAGATTCTAAAACTAACACTATTTCTAAAAATAGATTAGAATCAATAGAAGAATATTCTACACAATTAAAAAATCTTTTAAAATCTAAAGAAAGATTAAATTTTTTAACTGATTTAGCTATTAAAACAAATGGTAATACTGTTTTGTTGTTTGATAGAGTAAATTATGGATTAGAGATTTTTAATAATATATGTATTAAGAAAAAAATACCAATGCCTCAAAATGCTTATAAAAATTTAACATTTCAAATAGAAAATAAAATATTTTTTATAAATGGTCAGATAAATCCAGAACAAAGAGAACAAATAAGAAAGATGGTTCAAAATCAAGAAGATTACATTATTTGCGCCAATATTAAAATTATGAGCACAGGAATTAATATTCCTAATCTTCAGAATTTGATTTTTGGTTGTCCTATTAAAGCATATATTACTGTTACACAATCTTTAGGAAGATTAATAAGACTTCATAATTCTAAAAAAGTAACAAATGTGTATGATATTGATGATAAAATTGGATTTTTTAAATATCAATATAAACACAGATTTAATAATTCTTACTTACCAGAAGGTTATTTCATTAAAGAACACACCATAAAACTTTAAAAAAGATAAATAGATAAAAAGAGTGAAGATGTCTGATATTTTACAAAATAAACTTTATTCTGTATTAGGTGATGGTGGAAGACCTACAAAATTTAAATTAAATTTAATGCCTCCAAGACAATTAATGAATAAATATAATCTAAAATTTGAAGATTTAGATATTTTATGTCATGCTACAACACTTCCATCTTTAAGCGCTCAAATCACAGAATATAAATTTAAAGGTAGAACAATACCTTTACCAGGCATTCAAGAATATAATCAAACGTGGACATGCACATTTTATAATCACGAAAATCATAATCTAAGACAATTAATGATAGATTGGTTGTTATCTGCACAAACACATAATTACTCTGAAAATTTGAGCTCTTTACATAAAATAGATATAGATTTATCTATGATACATTTATATCAAGTTGATTATGAATTTGATAAAGACATGGTTGTTTATACTATGGTAAATGCTTTTCCTAAAAATATTTCAGAAATAGAATTAAATTCTGAATCTTTATCTCAGATAGAATCATTTACTGTAGAATTTGCTTATTCTTATTTTGAAATAAACAAAATTTCAGGTGTTGGTTTAACTGCAAACGATATTGCTGATAAAATACAAACGGGAATTCAAAAAATAGCGAATAATATTTTTAAATCTGTGTCTAATACTATAAAAAATAAAGTAATTAATCCATTAACAGACACTATAGCAAATTCTAAGGTTGGTAAATTTATTGGAGAATCTTTAGAATCTTTTGAAGATTTTATCGATTCCTAAATCACTAAAATAGATAAAAATCTTAAAAATTCTTTATCTAATAAAGATGAATTAGATTTATATACAATAAAATCATTTAAGTAAAAATTACTAATTTAAACCCATTTTAAACTTTTTGTGATATAATTATTTTAAATTAAAGGAGATAATATGAAATATAAAGAATTAGTTAAATTACCAGACAATAAAATGTTTGATGTAATTATGAATCTTCCAATTCTAGAAGTTAGAGACATATATTATGAAGCTCTAGAAGCTGAAGATTCATATAAAAGAGAATTTATATTAACAACAACTGAATATTTTTTAGAAAGAAGATTAGATACAAGACAATTTTAATTTTTAAATGATATAATAATACAAATTTTAAATAAAAAGGAGATAATGTGGATTATCAAAAACTTTTAACTCTTTCATCAGATGAAATAACAGATTATATTATGAATCTGCCAATGTTTGAAATAAGAGATTTATATCAAATTGCTATAGATCAACCAGATTCAGCAACAAGAGACACGGTTTTGAATATGTGTGAATATTTTTTGGAGGATTAAAATGAATGATTATTTAAAAACTTTAAGCATTTTGATAGTTTTATGTATTATAATCTTCTTTATAATTTATTAAGGAGCAAAAATGAAAAATGATTTCCAGATGTTATCCGACAGGGAACACATATTAAAACGAAACGCGATGTATATTGGTTCTATTGATTTTGAAGAACAAGAAGATTTTAATTTTGATAATGATCATATAAAATATGAGAATTTCAAAATAATACCAGGACTTTGTAAAATAATAAACGAAGTTATTGATAATTCAATAGATGAAGCTATTAAAACTAATTTTAAATATGGAAATGAAATTTCTATTATTATAGAAAAGGATAAAGTTCAAGTTCAAGATAATGGTAGAGGAATTCCTGTTGTAAAACAAGGAGATTTTTACCAACCTTATTTATGTTGGGGAAGAGCAAAAGCTGGTTCCAATTTCGAAGATGACAATCATATCCAGATGGGCATGAACGGTATTGGTAGCTATTGCACAAATGTATGGTCGGAAAAATTTATTGGAGAAACAGATGATGGAAAAAATTCATATAAAGTAACATTTAAAAATAATGCAGAAACTTTTACAGAATCTATTTCAAAATCTAAATCTCAAGGAACAACTGTTACATTTTATCCAGATTTAAAAAGATTTAATATAACAGAAATAGATGAAAATCATGTAAATTACATTTATCAAAGAATACTCTGTTTAGCAAATATTTTTGATAAAATTAAATTTAAATTTAATAAAAAATTAATAAGAGTCAAGAATTTTAAAGAATTTGCAAAATTGTTTAATGAAAATTTTGAAATATATGAAACAGATGATGTTAAGATAGCAATAATGCCAAACGATTCTGATGATTTTAAACATTTTACATATGTAAATGGTCTTAAAATAAGAGATGGCGGTATTCATGTTGATACAATTATTAAAAATGTTGTCAATATTATTAGAGATAAAATATCTAAGAAATATAAAAACATTAAGCCTGGTGATATTAGAAATAAATTAATGTTAGTTTCTTTTATAAAGAATTTTCCATCACCTAAATTTAATTCTCAAACAAAAGAAAAATTGACCAATTCAGAAGCTGAATTTAATAAATTCTCTAATATAGATTATTCTTTTGTTAATAAAATTCTTAAAAATAATGCTTTTATAGATCCAATTGTGGAAATTTATAAAATTAAAGAAGAATTTGAGAATAGAAAAGCACTAAAAGGTGTTGAAAAAGTTAAAAAAATTAAATCAGATAAATATTTTAAAGCAACGAAATCGAATAAATATTTATCAATTTGTGAAGGTTTTTCTGCTTTTTCTGGTATTTCAAAAATTTTAGGCAATCAAGATTGGTCATATTTTTCATTAAAGGGAAAACCATTAAATGCTTGGGAAATAACTCATCAAAAATTTGCAGCTAATAAAGAATTGTCTGAATTATATCAAATAATAAAGAATGAAAATTTCGAAAATGTTGTTATAACTTCCGACGCTGATTTGGATGGTATACATATAAATTCTTTATTAATAGCTTTCTTTGAGAAGTATATGCCAGAATACAAAGACAGAATATATAGGTTAAACACGCCTGTAAAAGCCAATAAAAAGAACGGAAAATTAACAGCTTGGGTATATGATTTAAATGATGAACTTCCGATAAAACCAGGTGAGACACAATCATATTATAAAGGTCTTGGTTCTTGGAATGTTGATGACTTAGACCACGTTATCCAAAAAGATGGTTTAGAGAAAATGTTAGTTAAGTTTAAATTTGATTCTAAAGAGGTAATCGATGATTTTATGTCAGATAAAAAATCAGATGCAAGAAAAGAATATATTTTAAACAATACTTTTTCTATAGCAAAAATTTAAAATTACAGGAGATTTAATGAAAATAAAAGATTTTGAAAAATTATTTAATGATGTTAAAGAATAATATAAAATTGATTCTGATTTAAATATCTGGGTTGGTGATAATCCTCTTAAAAGACCTTTATTATATGGTATTAAAGAAGTTGTTCCTGTTTTTCATAATAAAAAACTTCAAGGAATTAGTATAGAAATAGATACAGTATCTATAGAAAAATATCTTAGATAATTGGTAATTTAAATGATGTATAAAATATTAATATTTTTAATATCAGTGTTAATTATATTAATAATAAATGTATTTTATTATGCTTCAAAATATGATACTATTAAAATTAATGGAATTAATATATTTTGTGAAGGTAATAAATCTTATTATTATACTAATTCAGAACCAATTATTTCAAATATTATTTTAAATGATAATAATTATTCTTTAAATTTAATAATAAGAAATTATAAAGAAGAAAAAGTTTTTATAGATAAAAATGTTTGTTTTAAATAAAGTTTAAAATTAATTTGATATAATTTTAAATAAATATATTAAAAAGGTTTAAATTATGAATTTTAATGATATATTAAATTCACAAATTAATGAAGCACTAGATTTAAAACAAGATAAAAAATATTTTGATTTATTAATTAAAAGTGCTCCAAAATTATTAAAAGTTTTGGAATTTGGAGAATCATATCCGAGTGTTATTGAATTGAAAAAACAATTAAATATTATAACTTCACAAGAAGTTGTTCCATTTCTTCAAAAGGCGGAATATAGTTTTAGTAATTATGAACGAGAAGTAATAGAAAAATTAACAGGAAATAGTTCAAATAATTATTTTTGTTTCTTTAATAAAACAAAACTTGATAACACAACATCAATCGAAGTCGTAAAAGACGAAATAAATAATGCCTCTAAAATAAATTTAACTGTTATAATAGAAATATGTGATTCTATTATTGGTCTCAATAAATTATTTGCATTTATTGGAAAACACATGGCAAGCGTTAAAGATATTAAAGAGTTAAAGGACTTTTATAAAGCTAGAACTAATATAGTGTATACATCAAAAACAGGCGAACAATATACGGTTGATTATAATAATAATCAATTGAATTTTTATGTAAATAGCAAACGTATATTTTATATTCATAATTATATGAATAACAAAGAAGCTTTATATGATGAAAAAACAGGACAACGTTATGAGTTAAGTCATGCTGATTTATCACTTTATAGTAAAATGTTGTCTTCATCAACAGTAAAACTCGCAGAAGATGTTTTAAAATTATTAAAAACTAAATTGTTTTTTAATGACGTTAAAGATATAAAATATAAAAGTGCTGTTGCTAGATATATTTTAATGTCAAATAACATAGATTTATTTAATTTTGATATTAAAGATGCAAGATATATTTTTGTTGAAGCAATAAAAGACACCTTTAGGCAAAATCATGATAGAAATATAATGTTTAATACTCTTGATATTAAATGTGAAAAAGATAGTGATTTAAACTATGTGTTAAAAGTTAACATTATAGCAAAATTAAATCCATTTCAATAAAATTAATTAAAAATTAAACTTATTTTGATATAATTTTAAATATTTTAATTTTAAATATTAAAGGAGATATTATGAAAATACAAGAATATATTAAAAGTCCATATATAAAAATGGTTAAATTTTTGAAGAAAGATGAAATAACTTCTGATTTTTTTATCGATTCTAAATTAGAATCTGATTTGATAGAAATAATTTCTTATAATGCTTATATAGATGAATATGATGGATATAAATCTGTTACAATAAAAGCTAAGAAAGATTGTTATTTAGGTTTAAATATAGAAACTTATTCTAATTATGATTCTCATGAAGCTGACGTAGATTATCTAATCATAAAAGTTTTAGAAGTTTAAATCACCAAATATTTTTTAAAAAAGATAAATAATTTAAAATTTTAAAAAGGTTTACGATGACATTTAAAGATTTAATGTTTAATAAAATAGATGAAAATGCTCCTATTTCACAAGGACCAAACGCTCCTGTTTCAAAAGATGTTATAAATTACGCAGATTCTGATACAGTATCAAAAGCTGATTTAATAGCTCTTATAAATGATTTAGAGCCAGATGAAATTAACTTTATTGCTTCTTATGTTGCTGATGGCTTAGCAGATTTAGAAAAAATTTATGCTGAAAATCTTGATGAATCTGAAGAAGATGACGATGATGAAGACAATGAAGACAATGAAGATAACGATGACGACAAAGATGATTCTGAAGAAGATGAAAAAAATGAAAAATGTTCAGATAAGGATTGTGAAGATCCAAAATGTCCAACTCATGGAAAGAAAAAAGACAAGGAGTAAATATGTCTTTTAAAGATTTTATACAAAATGAAAATGTTTCTAAAGATACAAAATTAGAAGATAAAATTAAAAAAATTGTATCTGATGAAATTGATTATAAAAATATAAAGTTTGATTATTCTGATAATGAAATGAAAGTTTATATTACTCCAGAAGATGAAGATGAAAATTGTCTTATATTAGGAAAAAAATTGGAAAAATTATTTAAAAATAAAATTCCAGGATTTATGGTTTATAATGATACTAAAAATAAAGGTTCATTTACTATTGATTTATCTGTAGAACATATTAATGAAAACGCAATAAACGATGTTCCTGCTCCTTTCCAAGGAATTTTAAAAAGGTTTGATGGATATTTAAAATTTCAATTTGGTAAAATTGAATTCGTAAATTGTCAAGTAGAAAAAAGTAATATATTTATCAAATATAAATCAACCAAAAGTAATAAAGGACATAAATTAACGTTTAAAGTAACAGATAGTCTTGATCGTATGTTTGGATATATGTTTGTAATTAGACCCGTTTCTGGAAAATTAGATTCTGAAGACATTATAATTAGTGTTGCTCCAAAGAAACTATTTTTGGATAAATTTGATGGAAAATTTGAAAAAACAATGTCATATTGTTCTAATGAACTTACTAAAAATTTAAAAGAATCAGATGAAAAAACATTATCAGAAGAAGTTCAAATGTTAATGTCTGAAAGACCTTCTTTAATTGTTAAAGCAGGTAGATTAAAAAAATTGAGAAAATTTCATAAAACATCTCAGTTTAAAAATGTTATTCATAAAAAGAATTTAAGAGCTCTTAAAACAGCTGCTGGTATTAAAAAGAAAAAAGCCAAAAAAAGATATATGAAAAAATATACAAGAAAATATGGTAAAATCATGGCTTTAAGACAAAAGAAATATCAAAATATTGTAAAAGAAAATTATATAGAGCAATTAAATAGTTTAATTATTTCAAAAGTTAATGAAAATAATTTTCAAACTATTTATAACTTTATAGAAAGTATTTAAATATGAAATTAAATGAAATATTATTGGAAAATGCAAAAAAAGAGAAGCTGTTTGAAACAGCTTCTTCTGATATAGAAAATTATGAAGAATTTCTTAATTCTGTAATATCAGATAATATTAGAACATTTATAGGTTATGATATTGCTGATGTTCAACCATTAAAACAACCAACAGGTAGAATATTTGCAAGATCTTCAAGATTAGATAAATTTGAAATTGTTTCAAAACCTGTTACAACAACTGAGAAAAAATCAACTATTGAAATTTCTCAAGAAGCTCAAGACGATTTAAAGGCTTTAACAGGTTCAGATGAATTGTTAACAAATTTTATAGTTGCAAAAACAAAAAGAGATGAATCTCTTGCATTAGTTGCTGCTTTAAAAGCTGCTGCGATTCCTGTTAATAATATTACAATTACTGGTGATAATTTAGATAATCATGAAACAAATTTATTCTTTATTTCTAAAAAAGTGAATGAAGAAATAGCTAAAATGAATAAAGATAACTTTAAAACATATGATGCTGCTGTAATTTTACCTGTAAATAATGCTGGTGGTATTTTAGGAATGAGTTTTACTTATTCAAGGTCTTTAAATGTTGTTGATGATACAAATAAAGCCAGAGATTATTATTTAGGATCAATTAACCAGGTTTCATATTATATAAATCCAGATCCAAATGAAACTGAAGTAATAATTACTTTAAATTCTAAAACAGATAAAGGTGTATCTGGTTTAATTTATAGTCCTTATAATTTAATTGTAACATCTTCAAAACATTTTGAAACTGCTCATTCATTTTATAATGTCTTTTTAAGAGATGCATTTACTATAAATCCAATGCATAATGCTAATTCACCTTTTATAGTTAAATTTAAAATTCAATAATAATTAATTAAAGGAGATTTTATATTCATTAAAATATTTTTAGCATAAAAATTAAGTGAAAAAGATAAATAATTTAAAACAAAAGGTTTGAATTGATGAAATTAATCTATGAATATCAAGAACCAGAGATTCATATAGAAGAGTCAGTTAATGAGAATAAAGTTCCAGTAAAGAAATATAAAATAAAAGGTATATTTTCAACTATTGGAGAAAAAAACAGAAATGGAAGAATATATCCAAAAGATATATGGGAAAAAAATGTTTCTGAATATCAAAATACTATTAAATCCGGATCTATTAATAGACTTTGTGAATGGCAACATCCAGAAAGAACAAATGTTGATATGATGGAAGCAGTTGCTGCTATTGATAAATTATGGATAGAAGACAATAAAGTAATGGGTGAAGCAACTTTATTAGACAATCCAAAAGCCAATCAAATTAAAACATTAATAGATAATGGAATTAAAATTTCTGTTTCTTCACGAGGTGTTGGATCTGTAAGAAATGGAATAGTTGAAGATTTTAAACTTATTACGTATGATTTAGTAGATTGTCCATCAGATTACAATGCAACTATGGAAGGCTTTTCTGTCACAGAATCAACTAAAAATTTTGAAATTCTTGAAGATGGTAGAATAATTGAAACTTTTGAAGATGTTAAACATTCAGGAGAAGATATCAAAGAAGCTCAAGATAGAATTTTAAAAGCATTTGATAATTTTTTTAATTCAATGAAATAAGGATAATTATGGATTTATTAGATTTAATAAAAAATGACAAATATACAGAATTGTCAGATTATATTAATACAGAAACGACAAAAAAAATAAATGATTTAGATGTTGTTAAAAATTATAAAGAAAAAAGTAAAAAAATTAAAAACTTTAAAGAAGCTATAAAAAAAGCCAAAGAAGAATACAGAAATTAATTTTCTTTTAATAATTCTTTGATATAATTTTCTTAATTTAAATCAAAGGAGATACAATGGAAAATTTGTTTATTACTTTAGTAGTTATGTTAATAGTTATGGTGCCAGCGTTCGCTTTTGCTATAATTTTTACAATATTAGAGAAAATTTGCTCTAAATCTAAAAAATTTGAAGAATTAGCTATAAGATGGTTCTAATGAAAAAGTTAATTCTTTCTATTTTAAGTGCATTTTTGATTATTAAATTAATTAAAATAGTGTTTCATCCAACTGTCATAGGAATGTCTTTAGCCCTTATATGTATTTATTATTATACTTTAAATCATTAAAGATAAATAGTTATAAATAATTCACTAATTTTTTAGTGTTTTAAATATAACATAAAAAGGAATTCTTTTGGGTTTTAAAGATATTACAAATGGAATAGAACAAGCATCAGAAGGTGAACCAGGGTTAAAATCTTATGTATTTCCATCAGAATTAAGAGATCCTTCGTTTGCTTTTAGGAAAGTAATAATAAAAATATATAGAAATAGAGTTGTAACAGATATGCTAAAATCTATTCCAGGCGTAAATCCTAATGCTGATTTATTTTCTAATTCTAGAGCAAATAATGGTAGAGTTCAATATTCTAATAAAGGAACTGAAGTTCATGGTTCTTTATTATCTGCTTTTGCTTCAAAAGACGATAGTAAAAAACAATCTAATTTTGATAAAGCTATTTCTGATGCTACTTCTTATAAATATGATTTTCCAAATTCAGAAATAGAATTTCAAGTAACTTTACCTATACCAAACCAATTTACAGAATCTTATTCACATGGATATTCAACAAATAATGGTTTTATAAGTGCAATTTTAAATACATTAGCAGCAGATAAAATTGCTGATGGTGCTCAAACTGTTTTATCTCATTATGGAATGCAAAAGGTAATTCCAAATCAAGATAAATTTCAAAATTATACTGGTTCAGAACCTAGAAGTTTTGATATGGTTTTTAAAATAGTTCCAAATTCTAAAGAAGAAGCAATAGAAGCAGCAAAATTAATATACACATTAAAAAGAAATTCATGCCCTGAAATAGCTGCACAAAATTTATTAATGCTTCAACCTAAATTTTTTACAGTAGAATTTGCTAATGGAGTTTTACAAAAATTAATTAACCCTTTGCCTTGTGTATTAAGAAATATTTCTTGCACTTATGATGATGGATCTTATGTTTCAACAACAATAGATGGTATGCCAAAAGTTATAACATTATCTTTATCATTTGCTGAAGTTAGAGTAAAAACTTCAAATGATTTTTCAAAAGAAAACCAAGATTCAGGATATGGTGTGACTGGAGTTAATAAGTGAAATTATTTCAATTTTTATTTTTAACAATGTCTTTTATTATTGTTTCAGGATGCTTAGGTGTAGGATATGCATTTTATTTTATAGTTTATATAACAATTTTATTTAAAATTTTATTTTTAAAAATCTATATTCACATAAAATTAAGATTATTTAGGAATTCAAAATGAAAAATTCAATTTTAATTTTTGAAAGAGAAGTAATAGATAATATATCTGTTACAGATTATAAAACATTAAATTTAGATTCTTTAAGAGATCTTTTAAACAATAAATCTTATTTAAAATATATAGAATTAAAATATAATGATTTAATAGAAAATGTTTCATATAAGTATTATAAAAATTCAGCTTATTGGGATTTATTATTAGTTATGAATAATAGAGATGCTTTATTTGATATGGTGTATAATTTTGATACAGTTGTAGATATTGTTGATGAAATAACAGAAAATTATTTTAGAAAAGATTATCAAGGAAAAGTATCTGAACAATTTATAGAATGGTATAAAGAAAATAAAAAGATAAAAATTTCCAATTTAAATGAAAATAATGTAATTTTATTTATATTAAAAGATGAAATTTTATCAGAAGTAATAAGAAACATTAAATATGGAATTTAAAAGCGGAATTTAGAAAATGGATATAAGAAATTTAAGTGAAAATATTATTATAAAAGATTTAATAATCAAAATTCATGATATTCAATCTAAAAAAGAAGTGTCTTTAGATTCTAAATATATTTCAGATTTAGTTTTAGATTATATGGATTTTACAAAAGTTATAGGATATTTTTCATTTATAGATTTATATCAAATAGAAAAAATATTAAATACAAAAAATGAAACAAGATGTATAATATTTTATACTGATCCGTTTGGAAATTATGTTAAAAGAGAATTTTCAGTTACAAAAATAGTTAAATCAAGAGCAGGAACATCTGATGGATATACATTTTATATTCAAGACGTAATTTCTTATGAATTATCTAGAATTTTTAAATCAAAAAATTATTCTAATATAAAATTATCTAATGTTTTTAATGAATATTTAAAAAAATATATAAAACCAATATTAAAAATTGATTACAGTTTTCAAGAAACAATTTCAACTTCAGATATTAATATTCCTGGAAATATAAGTTTTTTTGAATTTTTAATAAATCAATTAAAAAAAGAAGGTTTTATTTATTATAATACAAGAAATTCATTTACAATTAAAAATGTTAAACAATTATTATTAAATAATTTACCTTTAAATCCAGATCAGTATGAAGAAACAACAGAAAATAGGTATTATCAATATAAAATATATGAATATTATACAAATCCTAAACCAAAAGATTTAGAATCTGTTAGTTCTCAATCTGTATTTTTTGATAAAACTTCTAAAACATTAAAAGTAAATACAGATCATAATATAGACACATTAGTTAATAAAGGAATTCAAAATTCACAAGGTTCTAGATATATTGGTAGAAATTTATCAACACCAGAAGAAAATATTGCAAATAACTTATTAGATTATGTATCTAATAATTCAATAGACATTTATATTCCTTTTAATTTACAAAGAACAGATTTATTTAGATTATTTAATGTAAAAATAAATGGTGTTCCAGGATATGATGAATCATCAAGAGTTGGAAATTCAAAATTGAGTGGATTATATGTGTGTTTAGGATTTAAAGATAAGCTTTTCGGAGGTTTAAAAGGAATTTCCCAAGTAAAACTTGGTAGATTTAATAATCCAGATTATAAATAAGGAGAAAATATGCCATTTGTTAGTTCAAGAGAAGTTGAAGAATTTACATCAATTATAAAAGATTTACTATTACAAGCCGATGAATTAGAAAAAGTAGTATCAAATCTAAAAAATGAAAATAATGATTTAAAAAAAGAAAATAAATCTTTAAAATTTCAATTAGATAATGAAAATGAAATAGATTTTCTAAATTCTAAAATAAAAGAATTAAACAAAAGAGTTTTAGAATTAGAAGAAGATTTAAAATTTGAAAGAAGAGAAAAAGTAAAATTATTAATAAAATTGTTTGAATTAGAGTAGAATTTAATGTTATAATAAAATAAAAAGTGGAGATAGAATGCAAGAGATTGAATGTTCAATATTAAAAGAATGTTTATTAAATAAAGATTTTTATTCTAAAGTAAAAACTATATTAGAACCATCTATTTTTGAAAATAATGCAAATGCAGAAATATATAAAATAATAAATTCTTATTATGATACATATTCTGAAATGCCAAATTTAAGAGATTTAGTTTTAAAATGTCAAGATGTTCCAAATCAAGAAGTAAGAAAACAAATTCAAGAATCATTAATAGAGATAAAAAATTCAGAAAGAGCTAAACCAGAATTTATTTTAGATCAAACTTTAAAATATACAAAAGATCAAATTTATACTCAAGGATTATTAGCTGGTTCTGATTATTTACAATCTAAAAATCCAAAAGATATAGAAAAATCTAAAGAATTAATCGAAAAATCTCAAAAATTAACATTAGATGATGATTTAGGATATTCTTTTGATGATTTTGAATCTAGAATTAAAGAATATTTAAATCCAGATCAAGGTTTATTATACAAGAGATTTAAAACATTAAATAAACAATTAGGTGATGGCATTCTTAAAGGAACATTAAATTTATTTATGGCACCAACTGGTGTAGGTAAATCATTAATGATGTCAACATCTATAGTTGATTTTCTTATTCAAGGTAAAAATTGTTTATTGATTTCTATGGAAATGAGCGCGACACAATTTTATAAAAGAATAGATGTGGATTTTCTAGATGTTGCTTATAAAACAATTAAAGAAGTTCAAGATAATGGCAAAAATTTAACTGAAAGATTTAAAGAATTATCAAAAAACGCAGGAAAATTATATATTAAATGTTATGCGCCTGGAGAATTTTCTGCTAATATGTTAGATTCTTTATTAGATATGTATAAATCTCATGGATTAGAATTTGATTGTGTATTTTTAGATTATTTAGGGATTATGAAGTCAGATAGAGTTCCATTTAATGTTGGATTATATTATTATGGAAAATCAATAACTGAAGAAGTTAGAGCTGTTGCTGTTAGAAGAAATTTGATAATTTTTAGTGCAAACCAATTAAATAAATCTGCAACAAATGATACAAAAGCAGATCTAAGTGCATCGTCAGACTCTGGTGGTATTGCAATGACTGCAGATATGATTATTTTCTTGTTACAAAACCAAGAAATGAAAGAACAAAATAAATTAACATTAAAATTTACAAAAAATAGATATTCAGGATTAACAAATTCTGTTCAGATGAATGTGGATTATACAAAAATGAGAGTTGTGGATGAGGTTATTGTTTCTTCAGAGTCAGAACAAAATGAAATAGAAAAACAAGCTTTAGAAATGATGTCAAATATGGATTTAGAAACAATTCAAAATTCTATAACTAACCAACAAGCCAGAAATAATATTAGTTTTTGGGAAGATGTTGAAGCTTTAAAATAAATAGATTAAAAAGATTTAACACATGAATTCATTATCTATAGTAAAAAAATTAATAAAAACAGATTCTACAAACAAAACAAAAGCTTTAAAAGCAGGAAATTTTGTTATTTATAAATATAATCCTAAAAAAGATGATGTAATATATGATAAAACACCTTTAGTTTTTATATTATGGACATCTAAATCTTATGTATTAGGATTAAATATTCACTGGTGCCCTTTAATAATAAGGAAAACAATTTTAAATCATATTTTTAAAGTTAATTCTAAAAACATTAAAGAAAATAAACCTTTAGACTATGATTATAAAAGATTTAAACCTTTATTATGGAAAATAGGTGCATTACCGGTTGTAAGATTATATATTAGAAAAAGAATTTCAGATAAAGTTGTATTAATTCCTATAAATAGAATTATGGAAATTTGCACTTTAAAAACAGAAACATTTACAAACGGTGTTCCTGATTGGGTAATGTATAAAAGAGCGAAAAGAAAAATAAAACGCAAAAAATAATTTTGCTAGGTTTTTGCCTAGCAAATATTTAAGCAATTTGAAATTTATAAGAATCTTTAATATAAATTAATTTTAAAATATTTTTTACATCTTCTTTATTTAATTTAACTAATTTACCGTCTGAAGTTTTTATTTCTATTTCATTTAAATCTAATATCATAAATTTAATTAATAATTTTTCTATTTCTATATTAAAAATAAAATCTTTATATTTTATTTTATTATCTTCTTTTTGTTCTTCTTTATAATTTTTAGGTATATGAACATTTTTTAATTGATTTCTTAAATCCATCAAATCACCAGGATTTAACATATTTACAGTGCATTTTAAATATTCTTCACCAAATTTAACTTCTACATCTACTACATTTTCTTTAATATAAACTGGATTTCTGTATTTATAGATCATGTATATCCTTTTAAATAATTCTCATGAATAAACCAACATTATCAATAGCACCAAGACATCTCCATGTTCCATTTATTGTAGATTCTGGATTTCCTTGTGTAGGATAATATAATTCTGAGCCTGAATAAGATGAACCAGGCAATTTTTGAGTTTTTATTTTAAATAAACCAATAGAACCAATAGAACCAAATTGAGATTGAATTTGATGATTTTTAAATTGTTCATCAGTAATATCTATTGTTAAATTAGTTTCACCGTTTGCTGATATTAAAGAAACATTGTTAATAGTTTTAAGTTTATTTAAATTTTGATCAATTTTTGATTTAATATCTGGAATAACAGTATCAGTAAGATTAGAAATTTTATCTTTGTTTTGATTTATCTTTGTTTCTAATGGTGTTAAATCATCTTGTGTTAATGGATTTACTGTTGTTTCTGGCACTTTTATTATTTTTAATTTATTGTAAACATCAACAAGATATTCCATAATATGTATAAAATTTGCATCCATTTCAGAATATGTTAAAGTATCACCCTTTGTTTTAGCAATTAATCTGTTTTTTTGTAATTCGTCCAAAGGTGGAACAACCGGAACAAGAGCATCATTATTAATTCTTAAAGTTATTTGCATTTTGTCTCTTTTAATCTATTTATCTTTATAATGAGAAATTTTATAACTGTCTAGACGGTTTCTTCAATAGAAAAACAGAAACTAACCTCTTTTTATAGAAATTCTGTCTACAGAAAAA